TCATCCTGATAGCCTTGCCCCGGCTTGCGCATCGACATTCCAAGAAAAGACATGCTTCCTCCTAGTGCCCCGTCAGCAGCGAACCGAGATTTCCGCCAAGAGAACCGCCAAAGTTACTCATAAACGAATCGCCAAAGCCCGGATGCGCTTTCGTTGTTCCGTACAACTGGTTTGCTTGTCCGACTAGCTGATTCTGGCCTTGATTCAGGCTGTTCAAGAAGCTTGTGTCGATACCGTAGAGTCCGGCAATTCCTTGCAGGCCAAGCATCTTTCTGCGTAGCGTTTCGTCCGCAAAAGACTTCTGATTCTCAAGATTCTGCGAAGCAAGGTCTTTAGAACGTCCGCGAGCAGAAGAATCAAGAAAAGAACTAAACCCCGCAGAATTATTTGTGCGTGCCATGCGCCGAGACGCTGCATCGTTGGCTGAACCGTAGGAGGCATTGATAGACCCCAGTGTGTTCTGATTGATGGAGGATTTTTCCGCATCCGAATAGCCGGAATTGAGCAAGCTCTGAAATCCCGGCATGAGCGAGCCAAACTCAGAACCTCTCTGCCCTGCTGTCGCTCCGGCTTGTGTGCCAAGATTATTCGATTGAGAGGAGATACCCTGCTGCACGCCCTTGCGCGAACCGAGATTCCCGAATGTGGGCCCAAGAAAGCTCACTAGGCACCTCCCAGTAATTTCTTGATGTCGGTGCCTGTTGCCGCTGCCAGTGCTTCAATCACTGTCGTTAAGTCGTTGATGCGCTTCTGAGTCTTTTGCAAGTCGTCATGCACTCCCGGCCATTGCTCTTTTACAGGAGCCAGATTGTTCATCGTCAGGCGCTTAATCACTACTTCAGGCATTGATGCCTCGCACTGGTGCCCAAACTGCCGGAGCTGTCCAGAACTCCACTCCCTGCATACTGAAAAACTGATTGGCCGCGTTGGTCTCAAACTTCCCGCTAAAGCGGTAGCCTTGTTTTTGCACGGTGCGTTCCACGTTCGTATAACCGCGTTGGTTAAGCGTCCATCCGCGAACCTGTGTCACGTTCGTCATGTCGCCACGGTATAAGGTAAGCAGCATACTTCCTGAGCCTACTATATTCCCGCTTATATATCCCACGTTTTGCCGTGCAGCCCCGGAGAAAAACCCCGATTGCCAGAAGGAATCAATGGCGGCTGAATCGTCGTTGTAAATCAGACCCGTCAGGTCAAGTTGATAGATTTTCCCGGTGCCATTCGAATTGCCCATGAAAAGCTGAAGTGTCGTATCTTGCCGCTCGATGAGAACAACGGAGCTTGCCGAAATCGACCACGGGCACCACTTTCTTCCTACGCCTTCCTGCAGTTCCTGAAATCCTTCCGTATAATCAAGCGTCAGAACGCGATTGCAGACGGTTGAAGCGCCGTAGGGCACGGAAACATAGATGCGCTTTCTCTCAGGGTCTACCGCAACACTGACCAAGTGTCCGTATTGCCAGTTGATGTTATTCCATGTCCCCTGAATTTCTTTTGAGAGCTTATTCTGTTCTCCCATCAATCCGCCCGTGAAGTAGTAAAGGCCGGATTCTCCCGCAATCACGGCCCATTCATCACCTTTTCCGACTCCCCGAATGGAAGGTGTCCCTATCTTCGAAGATACTTCCTGGATGGTCCACTGAGAAGGCTCGGAAACGCCATCGTCTTGCGTGACGTAGAGACTCCGCTCTTTGGCCATGTAGAGAAGATTTCTGATTACAAAGCAAGACGTAACTCGCTGTCCATTTTCAGGGGCAGGCTCCAATAAGCCAGTCAGTCCGTTATAGCTTTCCGGGTCTTCCACGCCTGAAGCGCGAATTATCGTGGCCAGCGTTGGCTGATTCGTTGGATAAACTTCAATTTCGTCAATCACTACCGAACTTATTTGGTTGATTCCTACCACGACTTGCACGCTCAAAACCAAATCAGCCGGGATAGAGGAAAGCGGATTGGTCAGCAGGCCGGAAAACGATTTGTAAGCCCCACCAGCCAGAATGTCCTGCAAGGAAGTATATGGAACCAAAAGCCCTGTGCTTGTGTATCCCGTACTTACACTGATGACGTTGATTTGCACGGTTCCATCTGTCAATGCTCCGAGCGAGCCTATCCGCGCTCTGACGGAATAGCTCGTGGCTGGCTGCAATATCGTTGCGCCGAAGCCGTCTTTGTACGCGGACTGATTGATTCTGCCAAAGGCTGTGCCGGTAGCAAGGGGCTGAATCGAATAGGCTTCTCCGGCTACGCCAGTTCCAAAACTCGTTCCTCCATTTCCGAATGTCGGGTCTTGTGTCCAGCCCAACGGATAATCAGGTGAACCGCCCGAAGAAAAATGCCACCCTCCGTCGAAACTCATGTTTATAAAGTTGGGAACCTGATTGAGTTCTCCCCACCAGAAAAGCCGCGAAGAGTAAGCTGTCACGCCAGCGCATGGCCCCAGAACTTGCAGGTCAAAGACACTGTCTATGTTCGTTCCACTCAGGAGCAAAGCATCGGAAAAATCGAAAATGGCAGTAGTGGTCGAGTTGTCGTTTATGACCATATCGCTGAAGGCGATGGTTTGATTCGTTCCGGTCAGGTAAAAAAAACTCCCGGAACTGATTGGCGTAAACGCTACGATGCGAGCCACGGTTCCTACTGGCCCTGTGGGGATATTCGACAAAACGACGCGCTTATTTCCTGTGGCCGTAAAGGATTTAGGCGGAGCAGGTTGCGTGATGTAGCCTTCCCTGTCCACAAACATGACAGTGACCTGATGCACTCCGGCTGTGATGCTTCCTGAAACAGTTGCCGTTCCATTTCCAGAAGCTGCAAGCCCGGAAGTCGCTAAATCTGCCTGAAAATTGGTGAAGTTGGTGCTGGTAAGGAACCTGACTTTCCATGTTCCGTTGTAGCCTCCCACCGTGACACCTGCGATGGTTACAGAAGCGCCTACTTTAACAGGCAGAGGAGAGTTGAGAAAAAACACCGTTCTCCTGTTTTTTACGGTTCCACCGCCAGATGCCGCAAGCCCATAAACAGTTCCAACTACCTGAAAAGTCGTGGAGGTCGCACTGGTGATTGTGAATGTTCCGTTGTAACCCGCTACTCCGACTCCGGTAACGTCCACCGTATCGCCTATTAAATATCCATGCAGTGCAGTCGTGGTGAAAGTAATTACAGCCCCATTTTGTACGGCTCCCGTGGGACCCGCCGCGATGGTTGCATTGGGAATTTGACTCGCCCCGGTAGCTGGTGCCTGAATTGTTGCGGACAAGTTCTCTTCTACGGCGGAAGGAGCCAATCCCGGCCCATTTTTGCTTACTCGGTCAAAATTGTTGTCGTCAAACTGGCGAGGAGCGTCAACGCCGAATTTTCCATCACTGAAGGCCATGTATTCCCGGCCAAAAAGAGAAGTTGAATTACAGAGAGCACCAAGAAGATTCGTTGCGAAAGAAGTTTGTACGCCCGGCGTATTCGAAACATCTTCTTTGTAGAGAGTGCCTATCTGATTTCCATCAATGAAGTAATTCAACGTGCGAATTGCTTGCTGCGTGTTGATGTAGGTTCTAGAATAGGAACACAAGGAAGACCCTACTGCAGGATATACGGAAGTGAGGCCGGGACGTGTTTTCACAAGCCCCGGCAGAAATTCCACATCCTGGCAATTTGGCGACCACCACGCCGGAAGATTCGTGGCATCTGTGAGCGTGTTTAGTCCGCCGAAGTTCTGGATGCGTTGCGGTGTGTGGCCGTCAAATCCCACTCTTACCTCAGTTCGAATTGTGCCGTGAAGCTAATCAGATCGCCTGTAGCCGCAGCAGGATAAGCACCAGCAGCAAGCTCCGCCACCGCGCCAATGAAACACCTGATTTTCCCGTTGGCTTGCGTCGTTCCGGGTACCCATGTGTAATTGTTGAGCGCCTGTGCCGCCGTGCCAATCTGGCTCTCAAACTGAACAGCAAAGGGTACAAGCGAAGACGGGATACCCAATCCTGCAAAGGTCAGCGTGTCGCCGCCCTGCACATAGCTGCCGGATAGTGCAATCGTTCCGTAGACCCAGAGTTGTTTCCCATCGTATTTCTTTTTCGTGATTGTTGCCGCTGCCGCCATTTGCTGCTCCTTTTCTGAGGCGAGATACCTCGACTGCTTTGGCTCACCAAACCCTGCTTGTTCCCCAGAAGCGCGATGACCCGCGCCCTGTGTTGTTCGCCCTGCGTCGGCCCACAAGATAGTTCCTTGCGTGCGCCTGCAGATTGAGCAATTCCTTTATGTCCTCATTGAACATGCCGAGGAAGATGCTGGCGTTCTGCGAGCCTCGTGAGTTCGCAGCCAGAAACGCTGTATAGGTCGCAATCGCATCCTGACAGCCACGGATAGTGAACTGTCCTCCACCATCCGATATATCAGGGAAGGCGACAAAGTACCGGATTCGGCAATCCATTGCGTTAGTGCAACCGGGAAAGTAAATACCGTCTTCAAACCATGCGTAGATTCCGTTAGTCGTTCGCACAGAAGAATCAGGAAAACTTGGAATGATGTTCACCTGCGTCATGGGAACGTAAGCCAAACCGGAGCCATTGATTCTCTCTGACAAGTCTCGCGGAGCCAGAAAATCAACCGGAAGCGGCGGATTTGTCGTATCGAGTAGCTGAGTGGCATTAGCCGCAAGCGTCAGATAAGCCTCGCTCGTCATGGTCTTGCTGCCGTTCTCAGAGAGCCTTGCCTGCACTTTACGGTAGGCTTTGTTGGCAAAAGGTAAGAGAACGGTGTCCGTCGCCCAGTCGCCTTGCACTACCGGCGCAATGATTCCATTTCCGCTAGTGACGTTTGCTCCCGCACTTGTGTAAGTGAAGTGCGTGGCATCAATCACCGCCAGAACAGTTTGCGTTCCGTTGAAGCTCAAGTCCGAAACGCTCTGCACCTGCACGATGTTTCCCTGCTGTAGATTGTGCGGAGAATTGGTGGTCATCGTGACAAGACTGCCTAGCGTGCGAACAGCCCCGGTCGGCGGTATCGTCACCGTGAACGGAATGTCCGCATCGTTCAGCATGGAGCGAGTGAGCTGCAAACACTCACTCGCCATCGGAAACGCCGTTGAGGCTAGAGCGGGAATTAGATGCCTCCTACCGGCCCGTCAATGTCCTGCTCTTCTGGCTTTTCTTTCTTCGGACGACCCGGCCCGCGCTTTGCGACGGTTTCAGGTTCATTCGATTCCTGAACAAGCCCGAATGCCTTCGCTTTTTCAAAGTCCAAAATAGCGTGACAAGACTTGCAGATTGCCACGCCAACATTGATGGTCTCTCCGCAGGCGGGACAGGAAGTCATCGGCGGAGGAGCTACAATCGCCCATTCGCGCTTTAGGCCAAGTTCCGTAACCGCCAGTTTGCAGAAATCGGGAATCTCATCGACCTTGTGCGTCCGCATGAATTCCTTGTCGCCCGCTTCCACAAGTCCCTGCAGCCACTTCAAGCGCATGTTCCGCGCATTCGTGACTTCTGCTTCTGTCGGAATGTGGTCGGGCGCACAGGTGAAACAGCCCTTCTGCGCGAGCTTCTCGTTGCCGAAGTAGTCCGCCACTACCTGCTGGTACGGAACAGGAACGGGAATCTTCTCTGCTTCGTTCTCCGCATAGGTGACATAGACCTTTTTCACGTCCATCTGGTCTTCAATCACGATGGAAGTGAACGGCTTGTCTGGCGGGCAAGCGGGAATTTTCCAGCCCAGTACGTTGTACGTCCTCCGGGGAAGAACAATCGCTTCCGGCGAAGTATTGCAAATCTGAATCGAACCCATCTTTCCTCCTAGCTATATTTTGAGACTTCAAACTCTGTCGGCACGGCAACGTGCAGATTCTTTTCCCATTCGGCCTTGTTCTCAATCTTTTCGAACTTTTCCTCAAGCCTTTGGTCTT